CTTTCAATATCCTCTTCCTCGACGAATTTGCATTCGTTCCAAACCATGTTGCAGACTCGTTCTTTGCATCTGTTTATCCTACTATTACTTCTGGTAAAAACACAAAGGTAATTATTGTATCCACACCGCATGGTATGAATCACTTCTACCGCATGTGGCATGATGCGGAGAAAGGTAAAAATGAGTATATTCCAACAGATGTTCACTGGTCTGAAGTTCCAGGTAGAGATGAGAAGTGGAGAGAGACTACAATTGCAAACACTTCAGAAGCACAATTTAAAGTTGAGTTTGAGTGTGAGTTCCTAGGATCAGTCAATACTCTAATTGCTCCAAGCAAATTAAGAACTTTAATCTATGACAATCCAATACAGAGAAATGCTGGATTGGATGTATATGAAAATCCGATACAGGATCATGATTATGTCATGACAGTTGACGTTGCGAGGGGAGTTGGTGAAGATTATTCAGCATTTATTTGTGTCGATATTACAGAGTTTCCACATAAGATAGTTGCAAAATATAGAAATAATGATATCAAACCAATGCTGTTTCCAAACATCATTTACGAGATAGCAAAAAATTATAATAGTGCATATATCTTATGCGAAGTTAATGATATTGGTGATCAAGTTGCGAGTATTTTGCAATATGATTTAGAGTACCAAAATCTCCTCATGTGCTCTATGAGAGGTAGAGCAGGTCAAATTGTAGGACAAGGATTCTCTGGTAAGAAAACTCAATTGGGAGTTAAGATGTCCAAAACTGTAAAAAAAGTTGGATCACTTAATCTTAAAACTCTTATAGAAGAAGATAAAGTTATCTTCAATGATTATGAAATTATCTCTGAGTTGACAACATTTATCTCAAAGCATAATTCATTTGAGGCTGAAGAAGGATGTAATGACGACCTGGCAATGTGTCTTGTCATATATGCATGGTTAGTCCAGATGGACTATTTCAAAGAATTGACAGACCAGGATGTTAGGAAAAGATTATATGAGGAACAAAAAAATCAAATTGAACAGGATATGGCACCATTTGGATTTTTGAATGATGGATTAGATGAAGATAGTTTTGTTGATGCCCAAGGCGATCGTTGGTCTAATGCTTCGATTGGCGAATATGGAGATATGTCTCATATGTGGAATTATAGGTAATGGATTTAGATGGTCAAATAAAACTTGGTCACCTTTTACTGCAAGATAGAAAATGTAGAACTTGTGGTATTGATAAAAATCTAATTGATGGATTTTATAGAACAAGAAAAGATAGAGGTGCAGTTGCATCTTCATATTCATATGAATGTAAAGATTGTACGATAGAAAGAATACTTAAAAATAAAAAATGTAAAAATGATTGGACATACCCAGATTGGTAATTCACGTCGCGTTTCCCCTGTGAAAAGTCAGTTATTAATAAATATTTGAAGATAAACTGAGACCACGGAGAATCAAAACATGGCGACTCCTCAATTATCTCCTGGAGTTCTGGTAAGGGAGGTTGACCTAACAGTAGGAAGAGCTGATAATGTACTAGATAACATTGGTGCCATTTGCGGCCCATTTGAAATTGGACCTGTTGATGAAGTCACAAACATTTCAAACGAACAAGATCTCATCAATGTATTTGGTGAACCTAAGACTGCCGATGCACAGTATGAATACTGGATGAGCGCATCATCCTACCTTTCATATGGTGGAGTTCTTAAGGTTGTCAGAGCAGATGATGACGATTTAAAAAATGCTAATGCTGGTGTAGGTATTGCAAGTACTACCACACTAAAAATTAAAAATTACGACGATTACAGTAATAATTACGATACTGCAACTGACTTCTATTATGCGGCTAAGAATCCAGGTTCTTGGTCAGAAAGTCTAAAAGTTTGCTATATCGATGATTTTGCTGACCAAACTTTAGGAATTACCACCACCAATCTTGCAGGACTTGGTGCAACAGTTGGTATGGGTATTACCGCAGCAGTTACTGGAGTTCTTCCTGGCGCAGGAACAACCGCAGTATTTACTGGATATATAAAAGGTATTATCACTGGAGCAACTAATGATGCTGGTGGTGCTAGTAAACTGGATGTCAAGATTGTTTCTAGAGTTTCCTCTACTGGAACAGAAACTAGAATTGATTATGCAGAGGGAGATGCATTCTCATCTTTCGATACTGCAGATTCTGTTTTCTTCACCTCTGATGTAGGTAACGTAACTACTGCACAAACACCCACAACTGTTGTTGACTGGTATGATCAGCAGACTTTAGGACTTACAAATTCTACGGTATATTGGAGCACAATTGCACCAAAACCTGGAACTAGCATCTATGTAGATGATAGACAAGGGCACAACGATCAACTTCATATTGCTGTTATTGATGACACTGGAGATGTAACTGGAATCAAAGGTAACATCCTTGAGAAGCACGTTGATTTATCTAAGGCAAGCGATACAGTTTCTAATGTAAACGCACCTCAGAGAACATACTTTAAAGATTATCTTCGCGATCTTTCTGCTAACATTTATGCTGGTAAAGATCCTTTAGCAGCAGCAGATGCTTTCCATGGTACAACACCTGTTGCAACTGGATTTACAGCATATACTGGAGTCAAGGCAGCATCCTTTACTAAGGACAATTCATCAACAAACCAATCAGGTACGATTGCACAGGATAAACAGTTCCTTGCTATCGGCAACGTAACTTACAACCTCCTAGGTGGTAATGATTATGAGAGCACTGGTGGAGATGGATACAAAGCAGACCTTGGAAAACTGATTTCTGGTTACGGACTCTTCTCCAATAAGGATGAAGTAGAAGCAGACTTCTTAATTATGGGACCAGGTTGTGCAGATGAATCACAGTCTCAAGCAAAGGCAAATTACATCATCTCTCTTGCAAATGCAAGAAAAGATTGTATGGCAACTATCGGCGCTCACAGAACTAATTTGGTTGCTGCAGCTGGAAGTACTCTATTAACTTCAGAGCAACAAACAACCAATGTACTTTCATATTTTAGTCCACTAACATCATCGTCTTACGCGACGTTTGATTGTGGATACAAGTACACCTTTGACAGATTCAACAATAGATTTGTCTATATTCCAACCAACGCTGATGTTGCTGGAATGATGGCAAGAACAGGACTTCTCGCTTTCCCTTGGTTCTCACCAGCGGGTCAGCAAAGAGGTGTACTGAATAATGCTGTTAAACTTGCTTTCAATCCAAGCAAGTCCCAAAGAGACCGTCTCTATCCTAAGAGAATTAACTCTTTCATCACTTCACCTGGTGCAGGAACATTCCTCTTTGGAGATAAGACTGCCCTTGGTTATCAATCAGCATTTGATAGAATTAACGTTCGCCGCTTGTTCCTTACTGTTGAACAGGCACTAGAGAGAGCAGCACAAGCTCAACTCTTTGAACTGAACGACGATTTGACTAGAGCAAACTTTAGAAACATCGTTGACCCATACCTCCGTGATGTTCAAGCGAAAAGAGGACTCATTGACTATCTCGTCATTTGTGACGAGAGTAATAATACTCCTGATGTGATCGATAACAATGAGTTTAGAGCAGACATCTTCCTGAAGCCTGCCAAGTCTATTAACTTTATTACTCTTACTTTCGTAGCAACGCGAACAGGCGTTTCTTTCTCGGAAGTAGCAGGTAGAGTTTGATAATTAATCATAAAATAACGGAGGATTACTAAAAATGTCAACTTTACGCACACTTTCAAAATTTCAGAGCAAATTGCAGGGTGGTGGTGCAAGGCCTAATCTATTTGAGGTCTCAATTCCAGATTTACCTGATGCTGCTAAAAATTCAAGCCCTAAAGCAACCTGGGGTTCTGATGAGCAGGAAAATTTTTCAATTATGTGTAAGGCAGCTCAATTGCCTGCATCAACTATTGCTTCTATTGATGTTCCCTTCAGAGGTCGTACTCTGAAGGTTGCTGGAGATAGAACTATTGAAAACTGGAACATAACAATTATTAATGATGAAGATTTTGCAATTAGAAATGCCATGGAAGCATGGATGAATGCAATTGCCAAACTCAGTAATAATACTGGTGCGGTAAATCCATCTTCATACATGACTGATGCTTATGTCTATCAACTTGGAAGAGGTTACTCATCCGGTAGATTTAGTAAAGCAAATTCTGGTACTGATGATGGAGAATCGATAACTCCTTTGAAATCATTCAAATTCTTGGATATTTTTCCAGTTTCTGTTTCTGCAATCGACCTTTCTTATGATTCAGGTGATACTATTGAAGAGTTTACTGTAGAATTTGCAGTTCAATCTTTTGAATCTCTTTCTGATGACGCAACTGGCGTTGCGCTGAACTAATAAATAGAAGAGATAAAGTTCCAATATAATAATGTCAAAATTGTTTGGGTTCTCAATAGAGGACAACGAACCACTCTCACCGTCAGCGGTCTCCCCCGTTCCTCCTAATAATGAGGACGGGGTTGATCACTACCTGAGCAGTGGTTTTTTTGGTTCCTATGTAGATATTGAGGGTGTTTATAAGAATGAAAATGATTTAATTAAAAGATATCGTGAGATGGCACTCCATCCAGAGTGTGATAGTGCGATTGAAGATATTGTAAACGAAGCTGTTGTTTCAGATTCCAATGATAGTCCGGTAGAAATTGAACTATCAAATCTCAATGCCAGTGATGGTATCAAGAAAACTATTAGAAGCGAATTTAAATATATTTTAGATTTATTGGATTTTGATAAAAAAGCACATGAGATATATCGTAACTGGTATGTTGATGGTAGATTGTATTACCATAAAATTATTGATTTAAAGAATCCTCAAGAAGGTATTCAAGAACTTCGCTACATTGACGCTACTAAAATGCGTTATGTAAGAAAACAAAAGAAAAATGAACAGAAGCAGCTGAATAAACTCAATCCTCTGAAAAATGATCCAATGGATTATGATTTCCCAGAGTTAGAAGAGTTTTACATCTACAATCCTAAAGCTAATACAAATTCAGGGAATATGGGAGCTCCTGGTGCAGGAATTAAGATGGCAAAAGATGCTGTCACCTATTGCACTTCTGGACTTGTAGATAGAAATAAAGGACAGACTCTTTCATATCTTCATAAAGCAATCAAATCTCTAAATCAATTGAGAATGATTGAAGATAGTCTTGTAATCTATAGACTATCAAGAGCACCTGAACGTAGAATTTTCTACATCGATGTTGGTAATCTTCCTAAGCAAAAGGCAGAACAATATCTGCGTGACGTTATGATGCGTTATCGCAACAAACTTGTATATGATGCAAACACTGGAGAAATTCGTGATGACAAAAAATACATGT